TGACCAGCGGATTCAGAAGCGAAGAGTTATGTGTAGCAATAGGTAGCTCGGTTAACAGCCAACATGCAAAAGCTGAGGCGGCTGATTTCGAATGTATTGGCGTAGACAATGCTGAACTTTTTGATTGGATTAAAGATAATCTTGAACCAGATCAATTGATTCTTGAGTTCTACACTCCAGGTGAACCTAACAGCGGATGGATTCATTGTAGCTGGATACCTGATCAACCAAGAGCATCATTCTTACACGCTTTCAAATCAGAGGGCAAAACTAAATACAAACCAATACTAGGCAAAGCAAAAGATTTAGTGTAGATAGCCTAGATGAAAAATAGTTTATTAGTGCATAAACATTTAATTGTCCGAGCAGAAGCTGCACGTCCACCAATAGAAGAAAAAAAACTAACTGAATGGATGAAAGAATTTGTAGAATACATAAACATGAAAATGTTTATGGGTCCATATGTTAAGTATTGTAAAATGCCTGGCAATAGAGGTATTACAGGTGTTGCAATTATTGAAACTTCACACATCGCTATGCATATTTGGGATGAACCTAACCCTGCACTAATGCAATTTGATGTTTATTCATGTGGTGATTTTAATGTAGAAAAAATATGTAACAAAATAAAAAAAGACTTTGTTACTACAAAAATAGAATACAAGTTTTTAAATCGAGAAACAGGACTCCAAGAAATTTCCTGAAATAAAATTATAACGCGCGTTCACGTGTATATCCTATTAAATCCATGACTTTAACTCTTCTCCTAAAACTTCTGATGCTATGTTTATTTTTTTACGGAGAGCTTTTACGATTTTCTCATCTACTGTCTCTTCACAGATTAGATCTACGTAGGTTACAGATTTTTTTTGTCCAATTCTGTGCGCTCTATCTTCTGATTGTAATCTTTTTTCTAGATCATATCCGTTAGAATAGTAGATTACGGTGTTTGCAGCTGTCAGAGTTATCCCATAGCCACCTGTAGAGGGCGTTCCAACCATAAATCGACACTCGGGATCGGACTGAAATTTTTTTATATTAGGTTGTCTTTCTTCTTGTGGTGTTAACCCATAATAATCAACAATGGAACCCGGACCATGGACCTTTTCTACTTCTTTTATTATGTTGGCAATATCATGTTGATAGTGGGCCCAGATAATTGCTTTACCTTCTATCTCATCTAAGACATCCATTAATTCATTTATTCTATTATTTTTAATAACCTGAGTAGAACCATCATCAGAAGTAAAATGACCACAAGTTATTTGGTGTAATCTCATCAACTGAGTTAAAGCACTCACTGTTGTAACTCTTTTACCATTAAAGAAAGCTAAAGCCTCTTTTTTCATTTGATCATAAACTTTCTGTTGTTCCTTAGTTAATTTGATCTGACGTTTCATGTAAATTTTATCTGGTAAATCTAGGCAATCTTCTTTCAACACACGATAAGAAAAAGGTTTTAATTTATCTGACAACTCTGCAAGATTTTTAAAACCATTAACTACTTGAATTTGTCTACCATGCATGTGTAATGTTTTCATTTCTGCATATCTATTTCTAAACGCATAGTATGATGTAAAATTTAATAACCATGTATCTAAAAATTCACATTGCGTAAATAAATCTAGTGGATTTTTAGTTACTGGAGAACCGGTCATAATACGTCTATACTTTGCTAGTTTACCTAAACCGACAATGCTTTTAGTTCTTTTAGCTGTAGGAGTTTTAATTGTTGTTGATTCATCTATAGCCATTAAAACTTTATGTGAGTTTAAAAATTTAGATGCAAACTTAACTCCTTTGTCTGTAGATAAAGCTTCAACATTCATAATTAAAATATGTAGTGCTGTTTCTATTTCAAATAAACTTTCTAATTTTTCTTCTTGTTTTTTTGTAATATTTGATTGCCATAATACAGTCACATTTTCTATGTGATTTGGTAAATGAGTTGGTAGTTCTTGATTGTACCAAGTGCCTACCACACCTTTTGGTGCAATGATTAAAGCGCCATCTATCTTTCCTTTGTCGTAAAGCATAGACATATTATCTATTAATACTTTTGTTTTACCTGTACCCATCTCCATAAAATACGCATACGTTTCTTTATTCCATGACTTTTCTAAAGCAGTCAATTGATGCTTGTATGGTTTCATCCTAAATTTATAATTCATGTTTTTCTTTCTTGACTTACATATAAAGATATTTATATTGTTTGTCAATGTCAGAAAGTAGAGTTTTTGTAATACAAGAAATAGCGGGAACGCAAGCAGGTAACCCTAAAATAAATATTATGGGTGCATCTGTTTATTCTTCGTCTGGTAAATTTCATTTTTTATTACCGGAATTTTCTCAAATAATTTTTTCACCTGGACCTTTAATTTACAAATTAAGAAAAGGGTTAAAAGATTTTAAGAAAAAAGATTATCTATTACTTACAGGTGACCCGGCCATCATAGGAGTTGCATGTTCTATTGTGTCTGATATTACAGGTGGCAAATACAATTTACTCAAATGGGATAAACAAGAAAGAAAATATTATCCTATCGAAATTAATTTATATGAGAAAGGAGAAATCGATGAGTAGAAAAATAACAATGATAGAATATAATCCTGGAATCTACAGGGTTAAAAAATTAAACAACGTTCCTCCAGGAATTGTTGTTGATGGAGGCATTATAGATTTTAACGAAAGATATAATGAAGAAAATTTACGAGATTTGTTTGAAGCACTTCCTAAGATGCAAATAGATTTGGAGGTCGAATGTCGATAAATTTTGAACAAGATCAACAAGATGCAATGAGCAAGACTGAAAACATTCAGTCTCTTGCAGATCAAGTGCAAAGATTAGAAGCTATGCAACAACAACTTGAAATACAAGAAGATGCAATTAAAGAAAAGAAAAAACAAATCCAACACATATCAGGAGAAGTTATACCAACCATGATGTCTGAAATGGGTTTATCAGAATTAAAACTTCAAGATGGTTCACATCTTAAAGTAGCAACGTCGTATAGAGCAACTATAACGGAAGCTAATAAAGTAGCGGCGTTTAACTGGCTTCGTAACAATGGGCTAGGGGATATAATCAAAAACGAGATATCCGTATCCTTTGGTCGCAACGAAGATAACAAGGCAGCTGATTATGCTGCTCTTGCACAAGAGCGTGGGTATCAACCAACACAAAAGTTGAAGGTTGAACCCATGACTCTTAAAGCGTTAGTCCGTGAGCGTATTGAGGCGGGTAAAGAAATGCCAACGGAAATCTTTGGGATTTTCTCAGAGAATAAGACAACAATAAAAAGGAACAAATAACAATGAACCAAGTAGCAACGAAAAAAGAAGGAGCATTAGCAACTAATCTATTTGAAGCTGATGCTAATCAAGGTGCTCAGAATATATCGCAAGAAGATCTTGCGTTACCTTTCTTAAAAATTCTGGGACAACTATCTCCTGAAGTCAATAAACGAGATGGCAAATATGTCGAAGGCGCAGAGCCCGGCAAAATAATAAACACTGTTACAAATGAATTGTTTGATGACATAGATGTAATTCCTTGTCATTACAAAAGACAATACATTGAGTGGCAAGATAGAGGTACCAGCAGTGGTGCACCTGTTGCAATTCACGAAGCTGACAGTGATATTGTGAGTACAACAACCAGAGACAAAGGTTACAAAGATAGATTACCAAACGGAAACTATCTTGAAAACACTGCAAACCATTTTGTTCTGTTGTGTGGAAAAAATCCACAGACAGCTTTGCTTTCTATGAAATCTACTCAACTTAAAGTTAGTAGAAAATGGAATTCAATGATGATGGGTATCAAGATGCAGGGTAAAAACGGATTGTTTACTCCGCCTACATACAGCCACATTTACAACCTAAAAACTGTGCAAATGTCAAATGACAAAGGAACATGGTTTGGTTGGGATGTATCCAAAAAGGGACCTGTTGAACAGGAAGACCTTTATGGTATGGCCAAAAATTTTGCATTGAGTGTTGGTAAAGGTGAGACACAACCAAAATACGGCACTGAAGACAAAGAGGAAACTCCATACTAATTCCTTGGAATCGGGCGTCGAAGGGAGACTAGAGGCGCCCGTTTTAAAATATGAATCGGTTTGTAGAAATATTCACGGGATTGGCACGTGCGCATGGTAAAACATTCGTAGACAAGAAAGGTGCCGACGGTCAAAAAATAAAAGGTAAATCCTTTGTAGTTAGAGAATCTGTTACAAATGAATTGTGGCAAAGTCACTTACAAGGTGTGGAACCTAGTCTAGGTATTATTCCAATTAACGATGACAATAAATGTAAGTGGGGTTGTATCGACATAGATTCTTACGCAGGATTTGATCACAAAAAATTAATAAACAAAATTGATAAACTAAATTTACCACTGTTAGTATTTAGATCTAAATCAGGTGGTGCTCACGTATTTTTATTTACAACAGTATTTGTCGAAGCAAAACAAATGCGAGACAAACTATTATCCATAAGTGCTGTGCTCGGATATGGTGGTTCAGAAGTATTTCCAAAACAAGTAGAATTAAAATCGAAAGATGATACAGGAAATTTTCTGAACTTGCCATACTTTAATGGTGACAACACAACAAGATATTGCTTTAATCAAAACGCAGAAGCTGTTAATCTAGATGACTTTTTTAATTTGTATGAATTAAAAAAAATTACACCAGAACAATTAGAGGCACTAGAAGTAAAACGACCAGAGTCAGAGTTTGGTGATGGTCCACCTTGTTTAGAAACAATTACACAGACAGAAATAAAAGATGGTAGAGATAGAATACTCTATCAATACATACAATATGCAAAAAGAAAATGGCCAGAAAGTTGGCAAGGTAAGATAAATGCATTTAATTATAAATACTTTTCATCACATCCAGAGGGACCACTAGAGGATAAAATAGTACAAGGTAAAATAAAATTTAATGACGGTAAAGAGTTAGGATTTAAATGTAACGAAGATCCTATGTGTAATTTTTGTGATAAAAATTTATGCAGGACTAGAAAATTTGGCATAGGCGGTGAATCTGTATTTCCAATACTATCTGACTTACAAAAAGTTTTATTAGATGAACCATATTATTGGGTTAACGTAGATGGTGATAGAGTCAAGTTAGATACCATAGACTATCTTATGGAACAGAGATTGTTTAGAAGAACAGTTGCAAAACAATTAAATAAAAAACCAAAAAGAGTTACCACAAAAGAATTTGAAACATATATTGATATGCTTTTACAAGGTGTAGAAGAGGTAGACGCACCAGAAGGATCATCAAAGATAGATCAATTGAGCAATCACTTAGAAGACTATTGTCTACAAAGATCTATTGGATCTGTTACAAGAAAAGATATTTTAAATGGTGCAGTGTACACAGAAAGTGACAAACACGTATTTACTTTTCATAGATTTTTTCATGGACATTTGACTAAAAAGAAATGGAAAGAGGACTACCAGGTCACACAACAAATGTTAAAAGAACATTGTGGTTGTGAAGAGGGACGTATGCAGATCGGTAAAAAGAAACCATCTATTATGAAAGTCGATGTATTTGATAAACCAGAAGAACAATTTACGCAAAAGAAATTAAAAGAAGAGGTGCCATTTTAATGAAAACAATTGTGTTAGGACCACCAGGAACAGGCAAGACCCACACTTTGTTAAATCAGGTAGAAGACTATCTTAAAAATACAGATCCAGATCGTATAGGTTATTTTGCATTTACAAAGAAAGCAGCAAATGAAGCAAAATCTAGAGCTATGGATAAGTTTAATTATTCTGAAGATGATTTACCATACTTTAGAACTATGCATTCGTTAGCATTTAGAAGACTTGGAGTAAACAAAGATCAAGTAATGCAACGAAGACACTACGAAGATCTAGGTAGAAAATTAAATTTGTTTATTGACTACAACGAATATGACGAAGAAGAGACAGGTTTGTTTACAACTAAATCAGATTACCTGCGTATAATTAATTTAGCAAAATTAAGAAACATCACATTAGATCAACAAGTAAAACTTGGAGATCACACAACAGAAATAGATTACGATACGTTAGTACATTTAAGTAATGAGCTAACAAGATACAAACAAGAAAACAATTTAATTGATTACAATGATATGATTTTAGAATTTATAAAATCAGATAAGTCACCAAAGTTTGACGTTGTATTTATTGATGAAGCACAAGATCTATCGATGATGCAATGGAACATGGCTAAAACTATTTGGGATAAAACAACAGACTCTTTTATTGCAGGTGATGATGACCAAGCTATCTTTAGATGGGCTGGTGCAGATGTGGATTCTTTTATTACACAGAAAGGTAAATTACTAAATCTTACACAGTCAAGAAGAATACCAAGGGCAATACACAACTTCGCACTAGACATAATTAAACGTGTATCAAATAGAAGATACAAAGAGTGGGCACCACGAGACCATCAAGGTTCTTTGAGATTTCATGATGACATCAAAGATGTAGACATGTCATCAGGTAACTGGCTAGTGTTAACTAGAACTAGGTTTATGTTGAATGACATAGAAGATGAAATGAGAGAACGAGGTTGGTATTTTGAAAACAGATTTAAGTCAATGCCAGAAAAAGAAGCGGCTGAAGCTGCAGCTGACTATGAGGCAGGAAGAAAAGGACAACCATTAAGTTACAAACAGATAGAGAAAATCTGTAGTTACATGTCACCAAAGACTTTAGATAAAAATTTTTTGAAAGGTATGGCGAAAGAAAGTTTTTATAACCTATCTGATACTAAAATTAAAACAGACAAGGTTTGGTTTGATGCATTTGATGACTTAAACTTTAGAACTATAAACTACATACGTAGTATGCGTAGAAATGGTGAGAACTTAAAAGAAGCACCGCGAATAAAATTATCTACAATCCACAGTGTAAAAGGTGGAGAAGAAGATAACGTTATGTTGTTGACCGACTTAACACACAACACAAATAAATCTTACAGAAAAAATCCAGATGATGAGACTAGATTGTTTTACGTAGGAGCAACAAGAACAAAAGAAAATTTACATGTAATTAGACCAAAAGATTATGAAAAATCTTTTCCAATGGAGGACGCATGAGAGATGATTTAATGGTGCAACAACAGGTGGCTAACAGATGGCAACATATGGTGGCTGTTATATGTTTAAATCAAACAGGACGTAAGAAAGTAAAAAAAGTTTTACCATCTTTCTTTGAAAAGTTTCCCAATCCGAGTGCATTATTGCAGTCAAATACCCAAGTAATTGCAACACTTTTACAAGAATTAGGTATGAAATATGTACGATCTCAGAGGATCTGGAGGATGTCTGAGGACTATTTAAAATGGGATGGTAAAGACGCAACACAACTATTTGGTATCGGTAAGTATGGCAGCGATAGCTACAGAATATTTTACAAGAACGAGATACCTGACAATGTACAAGACAAAGAACTTAAACGATACATAAAGGAGGAACTAAATGTCTAAAGTGTGGAACAAACAACACGGAGGGAGTCACTATCAAAAATATAAAATTCAACCCAGTAAGTTTGTAGTTGAGAATGAGTTGTTATATCCTGAAGGTTGTGCTATAAAATATATTATTCGCCACCGCGATAAGGGAAAGAAACAAGATCTATTGAAAGCAATACATTTTATAGAAATGATAATAGAGAGGGATTACAAGTGATACAAAAACCTATGTTCGCACCACAAACAGAATGGGTGCCACCTACAGAATTTCCTAACCTATCTAAATATGATGAGATTGCAATTGACCTAGAGACTAAAGATCCTGACTTAATGAAAATGGGATCTGGTTCTGTAACAGGTAATGGTAATATTGTTGGTATTGCTGTTGCTGTACATGACTGGGCTGGTTACTATCCAATTGCTCACGAAGGTGGTGGTAACATGGACAAGAAAAAAGTTTTAGGTTGGTTTCAAGATGTATTGAAAACACCTGCAGATAAAATATTTCACAACGCCATGTATGACGTGTGTTGGATTCGCGCGAGTGGTTTAAGTGTGAACGGTAAAATAATAGACACGATGATTGCATCGGCCCTTGTTGATGAAAATCAAATGCGTTATGACTTAAACAACTGTTCTAAAAGATACACTGGAAAAACAAAAAGTGAAACACATTTATATGAAGCTGCTAAGTCTTGGGGGGTTGACCCTAAAGCAGAAATGTATAAACTACCTGCGATGTATGTTGGCGAATATGCAGAAGCTGACGCTAGTATCACATTAGGTCTTTGGCAAGAATTAAAAAAAGAGATAAGTTTTCAAGATATACATTCTATTTTTGAACTAGAGACAGAACTATTTCCTTGCCTTGTCGATATGCGTTTCTTAGGCGTCCGTGTAGATATCCCAGCAGCGACTGAATTAAAAAAAACATTATCATCACAAGAAAAAGAATGCTTACAAAAAGTAAAAAAAGAAACATCAGTAGATGTTCAAATATGGGCTGCACGTTCAATTGCGAAAGTCTTTGAAAAACTTCGCCTACCATTTGACCGAACTGAAAAAACAAATTCTCCATCATTTACTAAAAACTTTTTACAGAATCACCCCCACCCGACTGTGAAACTAATTGCCCAGGCCCGTGAAATCAACAAGGCCCATACCACGTTTATTGATACCATATTAAAACATAATCATAAAGGAAGAATACATGCTGAAATAAACCAACTCAGATCTGATAATGGCGGAACTGTGACCGGTAGATTTAGCTATTCGAACCCTAATTTACAGCAACTACCAGCTAGAAACAAAGACATTGGACCACGGATTAGGTCATTATTTATACCCGAGGAAGGCCATACATGGGGTGTATTTGACTATTCTCAGCAAGAGCCTAGGTTGGTAGTGCATTATGCTGCTTTACAGAATCTCTATGGAGTGGACGAAGTGTTGGAAGCCTACCGTGAAGGCGATGCCGATTTCCACACTATCGTAGCAGACATGGCAGAGATACCAAGAGACCAGGCCAAGACAATAAATCTTGGTCTGTTCTATGGTATGGGTAAGAATAAATTACAAGCAGAGCTTGGTGTATCTAAAAATAAAGCTGAAGATTTATTTAGACAGTATCATAACAAAGTACCATTTGTAAAAAAACTTATGGACAATGTAATGAACAGAGCCCAGGATTCTGGTAAGATAAGAACGTTGCTGGGTAGACTGTGTAGATTTCACCTGTGGGAACCAAATCAATTTGGTATACACAAAGCATTGCCACACGACGCAGCGCTCTTGGAACACGGACCAGGGATTAAACGTGCGTACACATACAAAGCATTAAATAGATTAATACAAGGATCAGCAGCTGACATGACAAAGAAAGCTATGATTGAATTATACAAAGAGGGTATTGTACCACATATACAAGTGCATGATGAACTTGATATATCAATTGAAAGTTCTGAACATGCAGAAAAAATAAAAAAAATTATGGAATCTGCGGTTGACTTGGAGGTACCTAACAAAGTAGATTATGAATCTGGTCCTAATTGGGGCCAAATAAAATGAGGTTATTTTATGGCTTACTTAAATGCAAATATTCCGTTACAATATGCACAAATAAAAAAGGAGTATTTATATGACTTTACCAGACATATGGGAGAAGTTGAAGACTGTATCATCTTCGGCGTTACGAGCCTTACAGGACGCGCTATCTTATTCCATGCTATTATGGAAAACGGTGCTGTATTCTATCGTCTCCCGATTAGCGCCTTCATACAAAGAGGCTTTAAGCCAGAAGAAGTTCCTAAACGTAGACTTGATGAGTTGGAGCTTTGGAATAGTTTTAGTTATTATCCTGCTGTTACTACTTGGGATATTTTAAGCACAACTGCTGGAAAATACATAGGCAAAGATAAAAAATGGCATCATGGTAAATACTTGTTTACTATTGACTGGGGACATCCAGATGCTAATATTTTAAATTCTGATCATTCAGAAATACCGCACGAACACAAGTGCGCTCATGTGATTGCCTTAGATGATGGCAACTATGCGGCACAGCCAAACAATAGATGTATATGGGATCTGCCTTCATTCACTGTGAAGAACAACATACCTGATTGGAAAGTACAAACTTCAGAATGGAATGTTGAGGATACCGGAGCATGGAAAACAGAAGATACTGATAAGTTCTTCTATGAAATTGAGGAAAAAAAGAAATGAGGACTCATTATGAACTACACATTTACAGCTGTGTTGATAATTTTGTTTTGTTTACTGGCTTTTTTCGTAAGACCTCCTTGGCAAGCGCCATTGAAAATTGATACAAAAGATTATATAATTCCGCTACCAAAACCAAAAATAAATGAAGAATAAACCTTTAAACATATCCGAATCCGCTGCTGTGCAGATGCCGATGAAAACGGTTGCTAGCCTGATTTTGCTCGTCGCAGCCGGCGTGTTCGCATATACGGAGCTGACGGCTAGGTTGGTATCGCTGGAGACATCACGTGAGTTGTTTGAAAATGATTTGCTTAAACGATCCGAACAGGTGCCCGTCGATCAGGAGCAGATATTTTTAATCGAGGATCTTTATAAGTCCGTAGAGAAAATGGAAAAGACACAAGAAATGAACATGACAAACAAAGTTAATATAGAATTTTTAACTCAACAATTAGACAAAGCATTAGCTGATATAGAAGAATTAAAAGATAAGGTAAGAGAAAATGGCAACGGGAAGAATTACTAAAAAAGTTTTAGACTACATAGCTGATATTAACAAACAAGCTAAACAAATGAGTTACGTAAAAGATTTAAAAAAAGAAGTAGAAACTGGCAAGCATGGTACACAAAAATATGTTATCAAGCAAGGTGAAAACAAAGGTAAGGTAGTATGACAGAGTTAGTTGTGGCCCTACTTATGATTGTACAAGGAGAGATAAAAGAAGCGCGTATACAACCGTCAATGTCAGAGTGCCTGAAGGGTAAGAGGGTTGCAAAACGTGGAACAAAACCTGATGGACATGTCAAGTACCAGTGCATAAAATCTATGGCAGAACTAGAATCAAATATTGATGGATCTTTATCGATAAAGAAGTTAATATTAGAGTAATGAAATTTTCAGCCGAAGTAGTTAATGGAAAGTGTCCGACGTGTGAGGAGTATACAACGTTAGTTGGATTATCAACACAATTTTTTAGATGTATGACCTGTGGATCTGATTTAGAACAACATGTAAATGGTAAAATAAGTTATTTACCTGTCTTATCAAGCGTCAAGGACCACCGACATTTCGTTAAGGACTGGATTGAATAATGGCTAAAGCTAAAGGTCTATACTCAAAAGTAGCTCACGAACCTATATTTCACAAAACCTCGATTGGACGCAACCCTAGCTTGTGTAAAATGAACAAATCCCGTCGGCGTTCATATAAAAAATACCGGGGACAGGGGCGTTGACAAACATCCCGAAATATCCTAGTCTCTGGATATGAAAGAAAAGAAACTAACTATAACAAGTAAAAACATAACACAAAAACAGTGGTCAATTCTTTTGTTAGAATTAAATTTAATTAAACAATCTTGGGCTCCATATGCAAAATTAGAATTGCATGCGCCTGGTTTGAAAAAAATTTTAACATATGGGACTAAATTAAACGATGGATCTGATACTACTAAACGACGGACTGTATAGTCTGGTATCTGTCACTAAAGAGATGATGGAGGGTGTCGAACTTCTTGCCGATGTCGATTGTTTTGATCTATGTGACATACTACGATTACATCTGACCACGTATCACGAACCACCATTTAATGTTCATGTAATGAAAGATGGCAGTGGCGATTTTATTGGCTGTATTTGTAAGTAGTCTTTTACTACTGCCTGCTATCCTCATGTTTTGGATGTGGGATCAAGAAACACCTACACTAAAGAGGGAAAAATGAGTGTAGGTTATTGTGGTGAGATGAGTGTCCCATAACACAATCTTGCCAC